CCCGGCGGGGGTTCTCGCCGGATTCTCCCGGCCGCTGGGGCTGGGCGCTTCCCGTCTGGCTACTACCCCATTGCCCGGGCTGCGATCGAGGCGTGTGGGCGGTTCTGGCGGAGCAGCGCAGCAGTTCAGCCGCCTCCGCCGCCGTGAGCAGCGGGCTCATGCCAGCATCCACCACGCCAGCACCGCCAGCGCGGCAGCGAGGGCGAGCAGGGCGCGGTTCACCAGTGCCGCCGCAGCCATGCGATGACCCGCGCTCCCAGCGTCTTTCGGCGCAGGCCCGGCGTGTTCTCCGGCGTGGGGCCGTAGATCGCCCGATGTCGCGCCATGCCGCGCTCGGCAACCGTGCTCACGATGCAGCCTTTGCCGCACTCCCACTTGCCTTCGCTGTCGTGCGTCATGTAGCCATCACAGACAGCGCATGGGAATCGGCCTCGCGCCATTTCCTTCATCATGTCCGGCATCGGGCCTTGAAGCGGATAGTGCTCGATGTACTTGGGTTCTTGCATGTCATCTACTCCGGTAAGGGGCCTAACCATTCGCCGCCCCCATCCCAGTAGCACAGCAGCAACCAGCCGCCGTGCTGGTCTGCGAACCCGAGTCCGATCCGAGATTCTATGATCCGCTCAATGCGCATTCCTGCATCAGAGCGCCAGACATAGTTACCCGGACGAGTCGGCATATTACGGGTCCATGCGAGTTTAGCCATTACCTTGCTCCTGCTCTGCGATCTTGCGCCGCGCGTAAACGCCCCGGATGTCGCCATCGCTGATCGTCGCCATTCTCCGCAGCAGCTTGTCCTGCTCACCCGGCGCGGCCTTCTGGATCAGTTCGCAGTCGGCGAGATTGGCGACGGTGCAGGGCCAGCCGCAGGCGCATAGTCGGTCGCCCTCGACGTAGGCCACGAGCCAGAGTTCGCCGCTTGGCAAGTGCTTGACGTGATCGGCGGTGTCGATTTGCTCAGCCGGCATTGCTGGCCTCCTTGAACGCTCGGTCGATGCGGAAGAGCACCGCCTGCGAGTTCTCGCCGACGAGCACTTCCTTGCCGTTGTCGAGGTAGAGCCTGGCGCCGCGCTCGATGTCCTCCCACATGACGATGCGCTCGCCGATGATGGTCGGGTCGCAGCCATTTGGGTCGCGACGCGGGAAGGTGATCGGGGTCATTTGCCGCCCCCGTTTCGGCGCTTGGGCCGCTTGGCGTGGTACGGGGCTATTCCCAGCATGCCCCACAGGTTGAGTTGGGCTCCAGACCCCAGCGCGCCCGCCTCCAGCGCGGCGGCGTTCTCAAGCAACCACTGTCCGAGTTTTTTGGGGATTCTTGCGGCGGCCCGATATCCGTTAAGACGAATCTGCTTGCGGTTGCTGTCTACGACGAACAGACGCCCATCGCCCTCGCCGTCGTAGAAGCCGACTCCCCACGGGTCGCCGGGATTGCCGTCACTCCATTTCGTTGCCAAGACGTAATCGCCGCGCTCCGGGACGTCGACGGGCGACGGAACCAGCTCCCGCAGCCGCCGCACTTCTTCGGCGAGCACGAGCAGGACAGCGTACAAGCTATTGCTGTCGGGGTGGATCGTCTCGCCTCGCGTCTGACTGTCAGCGAGGGCGAGGGCGTCGTCGACCGTCATCTTGAGCGCGGTCATGCTTCCTCCCCATCGGCGAGGGCGGCGCTCACAGCCATATCCAGCCGCGCACTGCCGCCGCGATCTTCGTCCAGCAGGCTCGGGCACTCGCCTTTCACCGCTGCATACAGTTCGGTCAGCGCATCCCGCAGCGCATTCCGCTCTTTCAGCAGCGCGGCGATGGTGTCGGGGTCGGCTGCGGCGACATACCGAGCATTGGCCGCGACTTCCTTTTCCGACTCGGGGCTTTTGTCGTCGCCATCAGTCGTGGTTCCGCTGCGGTACATCGCCGCTATCCATAGATCGTTGCACTCGGCGATCACCCCGTGATGCATGTCGTTGTCTGGCTTGCCATCCGTGTCGGCCCGCCACGGCCCCTTCGTCGGACCTGCCGCAATCGCATCGCGCAGGGGTTGGTAGCGGTCAGTCATGGTCGTCTCCATTCAGGCGGGCGAGAGCTTCCTCAGCGTTCTTCACGGGGCAGTACACCTCGTCGTCGCATTCATGGTTCGCGTGTTGCGTGTCCATGAGCAGATCGCGCAGCGCCTCGGCGCAGTCGAGCAGGGCAGGCAGGGATTCGGCTGCCGCGTCGCGCAGATCAATCTCAGCGCATTGCCATGCCGTCCATTTGCCGGGGCCGGGAGCCTGTCTGTGTGCGCCGTCCGCAACACGTTCCGCAGTGATCAGCGCTCGCAATTCTGTAATTCGGTCAGTCTTCATCGCTCTCTCCGTTGAGCTTGGCGAGGGCTTCTTCTGCTATATGTATCTGCCCTGCGGGCATAACGTTTAGAAGCTCTTCGCACGCTTTGGTGTATGACAGGAGTGCCCGCAACGCCTCGGCGCAGTCACGCAACATCGCTTCCGCAGCAAGAGCGCGGGACTGCCAGTGGTCTATGGCTCCATGCAGCGTGCCGTCACCGGCCGAGATTGCTTCTTCGATCTCGGTTGGCTGCTGTGCAGGCGGTTCCAGCGCCTCGATCGCAGCGGTCAGCGCAGCCCGTTCGGCGCTGAATCCGCTGTTGCCGTAGCTGGCGAGCAGATCGCGCAGCATGTCGGTGTGCTCGTCGGTCGGTTGCTGTGCAGGCGGTTCGGGATTTGCCCGCACTGTCGGCATCCCGTAATCCCGTGGGCAATCTCCGCAGGACTTCGCAGGGTCACCGATACCTTTCTCGTCGCAGAAACAGACTTGCGGCTCGGGAGCGGCGGCGAGCATGGCGTCGTAGATTGCGATGGCCTGCCCGCGAGCAACCATGTGGTCGCCCGAAGAACTGTGCGTCGCCCCGACGGCGACCTGATACATCGTCGCTTCCTTCGGCACTACCTGCCACTGCTCGTCGTCGAATGTGATCGTGCGGGTCGTCATGCTTCCTCCTTCTCGGGCGCGTCCTTGATCGCGACCCATGTGGATTCGTGGGCGGTCATACGACGGGCACCCCGAAATCCTCGCTCAAATCCATCACCCGCTCGCCCACGGTCCGCAGGTTCGCGCCGTCGGCGAAGCCGTCGACGTACAGCTTGTCCGCGTCCTCTCGCAGCGCTCGCAGCTCAAGCCGCAGGCGGTGAATCTCCGCCACGCGCTCATCCGCGAGCTTGCAGATGCCGCGATTGCTGGCGCGCAGGGATTCGTTCTCGGCCCGCAGCGTGTCCCGCTCGGCCCGCAGGCGGATGATCGTTGCGTCGCGCTGCCGTATCTGGTGGCGCATCGCGCCTATCTCGTCGGCGAGACTGCGCAGGGTGGCGGTGTCGGTCATCAGTCCTCCCATCCGGGCCGCAATGCCCGTTCAAGCGCCTGTTCCTCGGCGCGATCCTCAATAGCCCTGCGAATGCGGCCAGCTTCCGCGTCGGTCACGGTGTAGTCCTCCGGCGAGGACTCCGCGCCAGTGCCGTCACGCTTGACGCGCTTGGCCTGTTTCGCAGACATGAGCAGCGACTCGTGGCGCTTGCGCTGCTTGCGGCTGACGGGCTTCGATGGCATCGCTTGTGCTCCATGTTCGTGCGAGGCTTCCACTCGCCGCCCCGTCGGGTCTGCCGCATCCGCTGCGGCGGGCGCTTGCCGGGCGCACTTGGCGCGGGATCGGTCAGAAGCTGGTCGGCTGGGCCACGCCACGAGTGAGCGCCATCAGCCCTTTCTGCATGTCGGTTGCGCCGATGCTGATCCAGCGCTGATCGAGTCCTTCGGTGGCGCGAAGCTTCTCGACGAGCGCGCCGATGCGTTCGCCCTCGGCCTTGATCTCGTTCATCAGGGCCGCCTCGGCCTCGTTGAGTTGGCGGTAGCCGGTGATCTTCGGTTGCTCGAACGTTTCCATTTGCTTGCTCTCCGGTGGTTATAGGTGCCCCGACTCCCACGGGGCTCCGCACTTCGCTCAGTTTGAAAATGGCCGTGCGGTCGGCCGGTGGTCGCTACTTGATGTCCACGCGCCGGCCCTGCTTGAGCCGGCATCCGGGTATGTCAACGCCATCCTTCAACGTCGCGAGGATCAGCTTGCGGTCGAGCACAGGCGGTGGCGGCGGCGGGCTCGTGAAGTAGCCGGCAGGCACCTGGGCCTCGTCGAGCACTTCCAGCGACGGCGGATTCTTGCGAACGGCAATCGCGAAGTACGGCGACTCGATCTTCTCCACGCCGGCCAGCGTCATCGAATCGAGCAGGTAGGCGCGCAGCCTCGCGGCGCGGTTCTCCAGCGCCTTTCGCCTTGCCGCCATCTGCGCCTCGGCATCCTTGATCGCGGCCGCGCTGGCCTCGATATTCCTGACAACGAAACCGACGTTCTGCGCCTTCTCCTGCAACTCGCCGCCCTCGGCCTCCAAGGTGTCGGCAATGGTCTGCTCGTCCAGGTCCAGGTCGGCCAGCGTGGCGGCCATGTCGCGATAGTTCGCGGCGATCTCGAATAGCGTGGTCATGCTTCCTCCGTCAGCGCCCACACCGATGCGGGCACCGTGACTTGTCCGTGATTCCAGCGGCGGGCCTGCACCAGGCCCCATCCGATCCGACGCACCTGATTGCGGGCCGCCATGCCCGCCAGTTGGGCCGAGACGTTCTCAGGCGCGGCCTTCACAAGCCGGGTGATGTCCTGAGTCGTCCCGCGCCCACCGAGGGCTTGCAGCGCGGTTCTGATGCGGTTCGGGCGCATGTTAAAAAGGCACGTCGCCGTCGAGGTCGTCATCGACCGCCTGCTGCGCCGGCGCGGGCCGCTCGGCGGGTCGCGATTGCTCGTCACGCCGACCGCCCTGCAAGGCAATCTCGCTCACCCGCACCTCCATGGACTTGCGGGCCATGCCGTCGCGGTCCGTCCATTCGCGCTCGCTCACAGTGCCGACCACGGTGACTTGCTGGCCGCGAGTGACATATTCGGCGAGCGCGGAAGCTCTCTTCCCCCACAGGCTGCATCGCCACCAGATCGTCGGCTTCTCGCGGCCCTGGTTGTCGGCGACGCTGAATTGCAGGACGGCATCGCCCCCGGGCGTTCGACGCAGCTCGGCGTCCTTGCCGACATTCCCAGCTACCATGATCGTATTCATGCTGCCTCCTTTTGGCGTTTCTTCTCAAGCGCAGCCACAGCAGCGTGGTGCGCGGTTTCGGGGATGTCGGCAATGCGCTCGACGGTGTAGGCGGCGTGCTTCGTCACCCATGCAAGGAACGCAACTTCGTCCGCCCCCACTTCGTCAATCAGGGCCTCGATGTCGGCGGCCTGTTGCTCGCTGATGCGCGGGCTCTCGCGGCGGGCGGTTTCCTCGCCGGCCCACTCGACATACTTCGAGTCGTCCCATCGGCCAGAGAAAATGTCGCCAGCAAAGCCAATCATCGACAGGCACTTGACGAGGGCATCCGTAACCGACTTCTTCGGCGCGTCCTCGTCTACCTTGTTCTTGCCGGCCGAGGTCTTGTAAGCGGCCCGGGTCTGGCCCATCTGTTCGATTTCGCCGCGCTTGCCGTCCCGGATGTACCAGACGCGCACCCGAGCAACGTGCAGGGCTTCTTCGCCGAAGCGCTCGAAACGCTCGTCAATGATCTGCACTCCCCAGCCGATACCGCATGGCCCAAAGACTTCGGTTGCCCGCTGGATCAGCCAGTACGGCTTCGGGCTGTTGCCCTTGTAGTCCTTGCCGGTGATCGGCTTCACCGACCTGGGGTCGGTCACACAAACGCTGTTCCACAGGTCCATGTTCATCGCGTTCTCCCGTGCTTCGTATTCCTCTTGCGCTGCCACGGTTTGGGCATACTCGATTTCATCCATCACGCCGTCTCCATCGTTTCGTCCAGCGTCCAGCGCACTTGTCTTTCAGCGCCGAACGCCTCGATCAGCGCCAGCAGGTCGGCAAACTCGCGCTTGTTCATGCTGACATTCTCAGATCAGGCGCAAACTCCCCGTAGACGTCAGCCTCGGCTTCCGTCCTGGCGTGGATCGCTTCCGCCTCGGTGGCGAACGTGCCAAGGTGCTTGTGTCCGTCGGCCGTCCGAATGTGTGCGGTATACCGTCCGTTCGCTTTCTTATGGATGCCGTGCCGCAGGGGCTTCTTCTTCCACCCCCCGTTGTTCCTCATGTTCTCTGTTTGAGTCGCCGGACGAAGGTTTTCGATGCGGTTATTCATCCCATTACGGTCGATATGGTCGACATAGAGATCGGTCCGCATGCCGTGTAGCGCGGCGACGAGGCGGTGTTCGAGGTAGCGCGCGCCGTCTAGCCCGACTTGGCGATACTCGCGCCCGCTCATCTGGCGGCCCGCCCTCGACCCTGCAAACTTTGCATTCCACATGTTCGTAGTCCGCTTGCTCGAGAAGTGATGAGGCGGGCGCACTTTCCAGTAGAGTTCGCCGTCCTGATAGATAAAGCATTCCTCTAGGTAGGGTCGCTCAGGGATTGGTTTCATACGCATTGCAATTGGCTCTCCAGCCCCGTCTTGATTCCGCGCGCCGCGCAGAACGCCTGCGCGTACTCGATCAGACTCGCCCCGCGTGACTTGCTCATCAGGGCCGTGGACTCACGAATGTTGATGAACTCGCCTTCAAGGCCCGGCACGACTTCGGCGGCCTCTCCAGTCGCCACGGCATGTCCGCTGACAAGCAGCACCTTCCATTGCGCTGCCGTGCGCGCCTTGCCGGCCCATTCCGCCTTGGCACGGGCAAGATCGGAGCAGATCGCATGAAACTTGGCGTTCTGCTCAAGGCTCCGGCTCGGCGGGCTCACCCGAACAATGAAACCTTCGGGAGCCAGCCTGACGGCTTCGACGGCCCGGCGGCGGGCTTCGGCGTGGACAAGGCGAAACGGGCCCATCATTCCATCCTCTCAAGATGTCGCGCCAATGCGCGCTCGTTTGCCTCGCGCCAGTCGCGCTTGCCCTCCGCGTCCTCGCAGGCCATCTCCCGATACCCGGCCAAAATCTCGTCGCCGAGCTGGGCGGTAACATCGACTGCTGGCAGGCGATCCGAGATCGACACGAACACCTGCATCTTCTCGACGCCGGTGGCGCGCCAATCGCGGTCGTCGCGCTCCCACTGGACGCGGTAGAAAACTCGCGTGTCCAGCAGCTCGCCGCCATCGTCCGGGGTCGCGAGGCAGATCCGGTCCGCAGGATCGAACCAGTCCACCAGGTCGCACTGCCACCAGTCCATGACCGGGCCGCGTTCGGCGGCGGCAACGAGGCGTTGCAGGCGGGCAATCTCGGCGTTGCAGGCGGCGAGGATGTCGGCGCGGCTCATGCGGACTCCCAGCGCAGCGCCTCGCAGCGCAGCGAGAACTCGGCGGTGTCAATGAGGCCGGCGAGCATGGCGAAATGCACCGCGCCGACCGCCATGTCACGCGACAGGCCGCGCATGATGTCGCCCTCGGCGCGATCTACATCGTCCCGCATCTGGTCGAGGACACGCTGGATGTGGGACTCGGCGATCTGGATCATTCGTCGCCCCACGCTGGCCGGGCCGAGCGCGCAATGAGCATGGCGTCGGCCAAAAGATAGTAGCGGCGCGCCAAGACGGAGCGGCCATTCACCCAACTGCCAGGATCGCCCTGCCAACTTGACAGGTCCCCCTGCATCGCTTTGGCGGCGAAGTAGTCACGCAGCGTCATGCCGGGCTCGCCCCACACCGCGATGCCGTCGCCCCACTGCGTCGGGACGCGAGGGAAAGCCGGCCCGCCGTCGTCGATTCGATCAGCCATTGCTCTCTCCCTTCGCCTTGGCGATGGCGGCGCGGCCCCTGCCGCCGTAGTCCACCGCGAACTCTTTCATCAGCGTCAGTATTGCCTGACTGTCGCCGGCGATCGATGCATTGCCCATGCGCTTCGACATGCCGATGTACCATTCGAGCGATTCCAGCAAGTCCGGCGCGGCCGCGATCAGGCGGGCGTTGCCGCGAGCGTCCCGCAGCCCCGCATCGCCGTAATCGACTCGGCGATAGACCTCGGCGATGATCTTCCCGGCCTCGTCTCGGATGGCGTAGTCGCCGCCCTCCGGCGTGTCGGGCTCCGGCGCCGACGGGCCGGTGATGCTCCAGCCAGCCATCACAGCACCCCCGCCAGCAGGTCCACCCCGTACCGCTCGGACAGCAGCGCAATCAGCAGCGCGCAGCCGACAATGACCAGCACGATCCCGACGGCGCGGTCGCCAGCGCTGCGAACGTGCGGCTCGAACCAGCTCGGTTCGCGGTGATACGTCGCCCGCTCGATGCGCGGGTCGTTGGCGGCGGCGCGGGAAAGCGCGGCGCGCTGGCGGATGGTCTGCATGTCCTTCCCCCTTGGTTGATTTGGTTATGCGGTGCGAAGGGCGGCGCGCAACATCTGCTGCGCCTCTAGAAGCGTCGTGCGGTCATCAGCGCCGTCTCCGGCGACCGCGCATCCGATAAGAGCGTTCAGCGCGTTGTCCGCCGCCTCCCGCAGCGCGTCCTCAACCGGCCGGTTGTTCCACGAGCCCTCATCGACCGAAGCCCCACAGGCATCGCAGACGACATCCCCGGTGAAGGGGTTGCGGGACAGCTCGTCGGCCTTGCCGCAGAAGGGGCAGGGCTTGGGCTGGCTGGTCTGCATGGCGGGCTCCGGTGGGTGGTGTTCGGTGGTGCGTTAGAGAGAGTTAACCATAGTTCATATCGGGCCGTCAACCATAGTTCATGCTCGGACGAAAAAAATCCCGCTCAAGGCGGGGCGGCGTTCCAGAATCCTTAACTGCGGACTTTGCCCTTAGCGCGCCAATCGTCCAGTCGGTAGATTCGGGCCGGGCCTTGGTGGCCCGTGGCGCGGGGCTGGATTCCGGCTATCCAGTAGATGTGAACATTCCCCCCAATGGCGGGTTGCTCCGCTCTAGCAGGCTGAGTGCGTAGGCATCGATGCGGGCGTGGTCGATAGCCGTCATGGCGCGCCACTGAGGCGGCGGCACAGACGGCAGGGGCCACGGCTCGGCGTGAACAGGCGCGGTCGATCCCTCCGCCAGCCACCCCGGATCGACGCCAAGGGCGCGGGCGGCCGGGAAATGGTTCTCTGCCGAGAATGCCTTGCTCGTCCCCTTGAGCACCTTGTCCACGGCCTGCCGGGTCACGCTAATGGCGGCCGCAAGGGCGCGAGCATCCATCCCCGCATCCGTCATCGCCTTACGCAGCCGATCCTGGTACGTCTCAACCATGGTTCGGATCGTGCCCGGATTCCGAAAAACTATGGTTGCGCGTTGCCGTGAACTATGGTTACCATAGGCCATGCGCAAGGAAAAGGCCATCGAGCTACTGGGCGGATCGGTATCGGCTGCAGCTGAACGGATCGGCGTCACCTATCAGGCCATCAACAAGTGGCCGGACGAACTGCCACCCCGGATCGCCGACCGCGTCCTCGCTGCGCTGGCCCGCGAACACCTCCCCGCATCGCTGATCGGTGACGCGCCGGCCGAGAAGGCCCACTGATCACCAATGGGGCGCCCCGCCAGCACTGAAACGTAGAGCGCAATACGCGCCGGAGACTGGGCCATGAGAGTGTGCAGAAAAACGCAGATCGACACCGTGCTCGCGCACCTGCGCCGCTATCGGCGCGCCGGCATCACGTCCATGGTCGCGTGGGAGCGCTACCACATCACGCGCCTTGCCTCGGCCATCAGCGACCTGCGCAAGCGCGGCGCCGCCATCGAAACCGAGCTGCGGCAATCCGCCGACGGGTCGCGGTATGCGGTCTACCGGCTGGCGAAATGACCGCTGAGCTTGACCTGTTCCTGCGCGGCGTTGCCGTCGGTGCCGGCGCCGGCATCGTGTCCGTGTACTGGCTGCGGAGGCTGATGTGGAAGTCGCAGAAAAGCCGCTAGACGCATTCCTACGCCATGCCGCGACCCTGAGTGCCTACCGCACTCGCGGGGCCGACTACGCGCTGTATGAATCGCTCAAGCGTGGTCTCGTGCGGCACTGCCCGGACCTGAATCCTGCCGAGTACGACCGCGCTATCGCCCGGATTGCGCGCCTGGCGGGGGTTTGATGCGGACCATGCTCAAGCGCGCCGTCATGAACCTGTACTGCTGGAACCTGCTGCCGGCCGTGGCCGTGCGCTGGTGCTTCAAGACTTTCAACCTGCGAGCGGAGTAATGGCAGGCGACTGGATCAAGATGGAAGCGGCCACGCCGGACAAGCCGGAGGTGCTGGCCATCACCGCGAAGATGGGCTGGGACGATCCAGATTTGGCGGTCGGAAAGCTCTTTCGGGTGTGGCGGTGGTTCGATCAACACACGACCGACGGTAACGCTGTCGGCGTTACAAAAACATTACTCGATCGAATCGCAGGGGTTACAGGATTCGCCGAAGCGATGGAATCGGTGGGCTGGCTGGCCGAATATGACGACGGAATCACCCTCCCGAACTTCGAAAAGCACTGCGGGAAGACCGCGAAAAAGCGGGCTCAGACAGCCAATCGCGTGGCGGGACACCGCGCCAATGCTAGCGATACAGGCGGTAACGCAAACAGTAACGCCGCGAGCGTTACACCAGCGTTAGCTAGAGAAGAGAAGAGAAGAGAAGAGAAGAAGAACCCCCCTAACCCCCCTTCGTCGGGCAAGCCCGACGATCCCCCGCCCGGCTTCGTCCGGTTCTGGGCTGCGTGGCCCCGTTCGTCCCGGAAGGTGGCGAAGGCTGAATGCCTGAAGCGGTGGTGCAAGCGTGGTCTCGAATCTCAGGCCGACGGGATCGTTGGGCATGTGGTTGCGATGAAGGCGACGAAGCAATGGCGTGACGGCTATGAGCCTGCGCCGTTGACGTACCTCAACCAATCCCGTTGGCTCGACGGCGAGGCCGAGCAGGCCCCGTCTGATGCTCCGTGGTACGTCCGGGCCGGTTTCGGTGACGAGCATTCGGCTGTGGCGGCAGGGGCGAAACCGGAGGCGGTGGCATGAACGCGAAGGAATTGTCGGCCGAGCTTGCCCGCCGCGCCGCAGATGTTGCGGCCTACCTGCTGCCGAACGGTAAGAAGCACGGCGCGGAATGGCGTGTCGGGTCTGCGGACGGGGAGAAGGGGCAAAGCCTGTCGGTGCGCCTGACGGGGGCGAAGGCGGGCGTGTGGAAGGACTTCGCCACCGGCCAGGGCGGCGACCTGCTGGACCTGTTCTGCGCCGTGCGGGGCTATGGCATTGCGGACGCCATGCGCGAGGCGATGCAGTGGGCCGGCATCCGCGACACGATGCCGCGCCTTGAGACCGCGCCAAAGCTCTACCGTCGCCCGGACCGGCCCAGGGCGAAGCGGCCTGTTGCGCAGGCCCTGCAATGGCTGCTGGACCGGGGCATGACCGAGCAGACGATTGCCGAGTTCAAGGTCGCGGCCGAAGGCGACGTGGTGGCCCTGCCGTACCTGCGCGACGGCGAACTGGTGAACATCAAGCGCCGGTCGATCGCCGACAAGAAGCGGATGTGGCAGGAGAAGGACGCCGAACCGTGCCTGTTCGGCTGGCATCTGATTGAGCCGACCTGTCGCGTGGTTGCGATCACCGAGGGCGAGTTCGATGCAATGGCGCTGCACCAGTGCGGCATCCCGGCCTTGAGCGTGAACCAGGGCGCAGGGAATCATCAGTGGATCGAATCGGACTGGCAGCGGCTTGAGCGGTTCTCGGAAATCTTGATCTGCTTCGATGACGACGAGGCGGGGCGCAAGGGCGCTCGGGAAGTGGCGACGCGTCTGGGGTTGGATCGCTGCCGGCTGGTGACGTTCCCCGGTTACAAGGACGCGAACGAGGCCCTTCTGGCCGGATATGACGCGAAGCTGTTTCGTGCCGCCATCGAGGACGGTCAGTTTGTCGATCCCGAGGAACTGGTCAACGTCGGCGCGTTCATTGATGCCCTGGTGCGCGAGTTCTACCCGCCGGAAGGGACGATTCCTGATCCGTGCCTTCGCATCGGCCATGACCATCCATGGTTCCGGTTCCGCCGTGGAGAAATCACGGTGTGGACGGGGCATAACGGGCACGGGAAGTCGCTGTTGCTGAGTCTGGTGCAACTGGGACTGATCGAGCAGGGCGAGAAGTTCGTGGTGTTCTCCGGGGAAATGCCGCCGCTGAAGCTTCTCAAGCGGATGGCGCGTCAAGCCTGCGGCATGGAATCCCCGACGATCCCGTATCTGCGCGGCACGATGAACTGGGTTGCGAAGTCGATGTGGCTGTTCAACCTCGTTGGGCAGGCGCGGTCGGACCGGCTTGTCGAAGTGTTCTCCTACGCCGTTCGCCGCTATGGGGTCACGCATGTCGTCATCGACTCGCTGATGATGATCGAGGACGTGCCGGAGGGCGGGAAGGACTACCTGGAGAAGCAGCGGCAATTCATGAATAAGCTCGCTGCCTTCGCCAAGCAGCATCAGGTTCATATCCACCTTGTCGCGCACCCTCGGAAGTCGGACGACGAGAGCAAGGCTCCGGGCAAACAGGACGTGGCTGGCAGCGGGAAGATCACCAGCCTTGCCGACAACCATTTTTCGGTGTGGATGAGGAACGGCGGGCAGGACGAGGACGACGGCCCGACGGCGAAGCTCACCCTGGGTAAGCAGCGCAATGGCGACGAGCAGCATCACGACCTTTGGCTGTGGTTCGACGTTGCCAGTCAGCAGCATTGCCCAACGAGCCGCAAGCAGGTGCGCCGGTTCGGCCAATGGGAGCAGACGGCGTGAGCTATGCAGACGAATCCCCCGACGAATGGGAACGAGAGCGCCACCGATGCGAGGTCCGCAACATGATCCGGCGCTATCGCGACGAGGGCGCGGACGCTGTAAAGCGGTACCTGGCGGGCGTCGAGAAGCACCGGGGCAAGGCACTGGCCGAGCGGCTGCGGCAGGACACCTGGGCGCAGATGAAGGCGGGCAACGACGGCGAGTGGGGGAAGTGGCTGTGAGGCGCGAAGTGATCGGCAATGCGACGCTCTATTGCGGTGATTGTCGTGAAGTCCTGCCGACGCTGCCGAAGGTGGATGCGGTGATTGCGGATCCGCCGTATGGAAAGGTAAAGGGTGATTTCGACCACGCTTGGTCGTCACGCAACGCCATGCTGAAAGACGCTGTTGAATGGGCCGACGCTATGGCAGGCGCCATGAAGCCCAACGCCACGCTGTGGTGGTTCGCGTGGCCTTCGCTTGCTGGCCGGATTGAGGCGCTGATTAGCGAGCGGTTGAACGTGCTGGCGCATGTGGTGTGGGAGAAGCCGTCAAGCGTTGGCCTGAAATGCCGCAAGGAATCGCTGCGCGCTCCCATGCCGATTACCGAGCGGATCATCATGGCCGAGCATTACGGCGCTGACCGTTCCGCGCTTGGCGAGTCGGGGTACATGCGCAAGTGCGATGAGGCGAGGGGCTTCATCTTCGAGCCGCTGCGAGCCTACTTGGCGCAGGAAATGGAGAACGCTGGGCACAACACCGCGACGGTGAACGCGGCGTGGCGCAAGTGGAAGGGCGGCAACGGTGGCATGGCCTCGCATTGGTTCACCGATTCGCAGTGGACGCTGCCGACGCGCGAGAACTACCTGTGGCTTCGCAAGCTATTCAACGCCGGCGACGTTGGCGAGCATCTTCGCAAGGACTACGAGGATCTTCGCAAGGACTACGAGCATCTTCGTAAGGACTACGAGGATCTTCGCCGTTGGTATGACTGCAGGTCTGGCGACCAGTTTTCAGACATTTGGCGATTCCCCGGCGAGCGTGTGAGTGACTTGCACCCGACGCAAAAGCCGATCGGAATCATGGAGCACATTGTCCGGCTTTCGGTTCGGCCTGGCGGCGTCTGCGTTGACCCCTTCATGGGGAGCGGCACCACAGGGATCGCGGCTCACAACTTGGGCCGCAGCTTCATCGGCATCGAGCGCGAGCCCAAGTATTTCGACATCGCCTGCCGTCGCATCGAGGACGCGCAGCGTCAGGGGAGGTTGATCGCATGAACCCCATGCAATGGATCGTGCGCGAGGCTGGCAAGCGCCCGGAGGTGAAGAACCGGGTTGTCGAGCTTGTCAGCCAGCGCGGCTCGATGACCCGAAAAGCGCTGCTGCGTGCCACGGGCGTATCGAGCGCGAGCATCGACCGCTACATCAACGCCGGTGTTGCGGCCGGTGTGCTGCGTAGGGTGGAGGACGAGCGCGGGCAGGTGCGGGTGGAGCGGGCATGACCGTCACCCTGCCATGGCCGCCGCGCGAGCTGTTCCCGAACTCTCGCGTTCACTGGGGCGCGCGAGCCCGTGCCGCGAAGGCGTACCGCCATGCCTGCTGGGCGCTGGCGAAGGAGGCGGGCATCGTCGCGCCGGACTCCGAGCGCATTCACCTGTTCGTGGACTTCGTGCCGCCGGATCGCAGGCGCAGGGATGTGGACAACTGCGTGGCGGCGATGAAAAGCGGCCTCGATGGGCTGGCCGATGCGCTTGGGGTGGACGATTCGCGGTTCGTCCTGCGCCCGATGCTGTGCGAGCAGATCGGCGGGATGGTGCGGGTCCGGTTGACGGGCGGGCCGGAATGAAGCGCGGCGGATTCCAGCGCCCCGAGTACAAGCGCCCGCCAGTCGTGCTCACGCCGATTGCGCCGGAGAACAGGCGAGGCGTCATGTCGCTGGTCGATGGGCAGGCGCGGCCGGTCAGCAAGCCGGTGACGTACCGCAGCGAGGCGTGGCGTCGTGCGGTGGCATCGCTGCCGTGCGTCGTCTGCGGCAGGGAAGGCGCGACGCAAGCAGCGCATCCGAACCATATCGGCAAGGGAATGGGGATCAAGGCGCCGGACTGCTGGTGCGTGCCGATGTGTGTCGAACATCATGCCGAGTTCGACCAGGGCCGCTACTGGACGAAGGAAGAGAAGCGCGACCTGATGGCGGGCTGGATCGTGCAGACGATCAACGAGCTTGCGGCGCGCGGGCTGGTGAGGGTCGCATGATCGTGGCCCGTTCATCCCAGTACATCGCCCGCCCGTACATCATCGAGCGGGTACGCCACCGGCGCAGCCCGACGGGCGAGCGGTATCGGGTATCGGTGCGCGGCGAAATGCGCCAGCGCGAAGCTGTCAGCCTCGGCGAGGCGCTGATGCTGGCGAAGGCTATTTGCGAGGGGAGAGCGTAATGCGATGCAAACCGGGCGACATGGCGGTCATCGTCGCACCAGAGGTGGCCGAGAACAGAGGGAAGCTCGTCGAGGTCTTGTGGCGCGACGATTCGCTCTACGGTCCGGCGTGGCGGGTCCGCAGTCTCGGCGGGCCGACACGGTCAACGTCAGGCCGCGTCAGCATAGAGGGGAGGGCTCTGGATTCGGCGCTTCGCCCCATCCGCCCCGACCCCATCCCCGAGACCGTAACCGCCGAC